GGCTGTGCTGAACGCCTCGGTGCAGCCGGTCAGGCCCAGCGTGTTGGCTTGACTGCCAAAGTTGAAAAGCGGCTTGGACGGGGATGTGATCTGAACACCGGAGCCCGGATAGCGCCCGTTGTCGATTGGGAAATTCCGATCCCCTGACACCAGGTTCCCAAATTCGTCGAACCGGGGCATGTACACCCGGTCACCTGGCGCACGGTCGTAGCCGAGAACGTCCTTGTTGTCGTCCGTCACCCAATCAATGTTCTTGTTCACTCGCGTTGCGCCAACCATGGTGATCTCCTTGAAACTGTTGAATCAACGCCCGCGCACGAAGGCGGCGGTGATTTGCGTGGCGCCGCCGACAACGAGGTACAGACCTTCCGCGCAGTCAAACGGCAGCTTGTAAAACTGCCCAGCGACAAGCGTGAACGTGTCGACGATCTTGCGCGCCGTGCTTGTCCCGGCAGAGTCGTAGATGGCCAGGGTGCCAGCGGTTGAAGATGAGCAGAAAACGCCCTTCAACTCACACGGCACCGGGCACACGTTCGCGGATGCCGCCATCTGTACATACTGGCCTGATTCGTCATTGGTCACGGTTCGCCCCTCGATGTGTTACTGCGCTGAATCTGCCATGCTTGCCACGGCTCAGAGGTCGTCGATCAGCGCAATCAACAGAGCCTCGTCATCACGGCGCATCTGTGCGGCGCGCAGGGCTGCCTGGTCAGCTTCAGGATCCGCAGCCGGGGGTTGACCCATCGCTGTGGGGTTTATGGCCAGATCCGGCGCCGGTGGGGCAGCCTGCACCACTTTTGCCGACACAACCGGTTTGCTGGCCCGCGTTCTCTCTTTGTCCAGTGCCGCAGCCGCCTCGATCGCCTCCCATTTGTCCAGCACGATCTTTCGGATGTCGTCATCCGATTCGACTTGGCGGGCCGGCCTGGCGCGCTCCTGGCGCTTTCGCTTGCCGCCGTAGACCTGCTGTCTCTTTTCCTCTTCCTCTTGCAGGACGGCGATCAGGCCCTGCACCGCCAGGGCGATCGGCGTGAGGGCGAACCCCTGCAGCGCAATGCCAAGGGGAAACGAGGTCACGATCGCGTCACCGTGACGATGCCGGCCGCCTCACTGATGGATTGAGAGACATCACCGGCCACCCTTGATGTGGCAGACACCACCAAGTCGGTGCCGATCACCAGGCCGTGGATCTGCGCGAGCTCGACGATGCGGGTCAGTTCAGCCTGCAGTTCGGTGCGAACTGCATCAGCCATGTCGCCATAGTCCACGCCGCCGCTGGCCGCGCTGTTGAGTTTGGCGCCCATGGTGCCGGACGTGTTGTTTTCGGTCGATAGCGCGCCCCACACAGCGCTGGCGATCGTCCCCGGCGTCAGCACAGAGCTTTCTTCCGTCGTGCCGGTCATGTGGCCGATTGCGTAGGATTCCAGCGTGCCATCCAGTCCGATGCTGGAAGAACCTTCAAGCCAACCAAGGGCGCCAAGGTCTGCACTGGCAGAGATACCGATGCTGGCCGAACCGACCGCCGACAGAATGGCGGTGATGGAGGCGGATCCAGACAGGCCTATGGTGGCTGTTCCGACCGCGCCAGCGATCAATTGACCGGTCGCCATGGCATTGATGGCAACAGCTGCACTGCCAGAGATACCGCGGCCCAGCGCGCCGTTGCCCGTGGCGGAGATCCCGATGCTGGCGTTTCGAGACGACATGCCGCCGCCAAACTGCGGCAACACCCAGGCGCTGGGGGAAAGGTGCCCCGAGGGGATACCCGACAGCCGATCCATGGCCTCGAAGCGGTTGCGCAGCGGCCGCCAGTTGTTGCGCTCGATCGACGCGACTGTGCCCGACAGGAACCGGCCCGGCGACTTGAGCAAGACGGATCGGTTGCCGATCAGGGCCATATCAGGACCAGCCGAATTCCAGGTGGCCGGACAGCGGGGACGCGACCGGAGTAGCCGCGCCTGCCAGCATCAGCCACGCCAGGCAAGCCTCGTCGTACACCTTGGGCATGCTCATGAACTGGTTGACAAGATCACGCTCAGCGGTCACGCCAAGAGTCGTGATCGGTAGCGTCAGCAGCGGCTTGCACAGCACTAGATTCAGAACGCCGGACACATACGACACGGAGAGGTTGAACTGCTGCACAGACCGGATGCCAGCATCCCCTGCGGCCAGCGGAATGAACGGGCCATACTTGCCAGAGCCGGTGCCGCTGTAGACGATGCTGGTGACGGCCGCCGCGCTGTTGCCAATCGGCAGGGTTGCAGGCGTCAGGTTACCTGCCGTACCGCCGCTGTCGGTGTAGGTCAGGCGAATGCTGGGAGTGGCCGCACCCATCACGGTGGAGGGCGTCAGGAACGCCTGCACACCGGCGCCGTCGGTGTACCGGGGCAGCGTGACAGAGTTGTTCAAAGCCTGGTCACCGGTCGTCGTCACGCTCGTGATCGGATAGAAGCCCAGCAGGTCGACCAGCATCAGCACACACGGCGCCGTGGTGGCCGCAGCCGTCTGTGCCGCGGCGTTCAGCAGATGCTTGAACCCGGTACCGCCGCCCACATCGCCCCCATGGGGAATGCCCGTGGCGTTGGCCGTATCGTCGCGCAAGGCCTGGAATGCCAAGTTTGTGCCGGTGCCCAGGATCGTGTCTGCAGGAGGGTTGCCGCCGCCGCGAAACAGCGAATACCACAGGCCCGCCGTGTGGGCCGTGGTGGCGAAGGTGGACTTTTGCCAGTCAGCCCGGAAGAACTTTCCGTTGGTGCTGACTTGGTTGATCATGTCGTCCTGGCTGGAAAAACCGCCCATGGTGCGCTCCTAGTTCCAAGTGGTTTCCAACAGGCCGATGATGGGCGCGTTGGCCAGCGTGCCATTGGGCAGGCTGATGAAGTTCAGGTAAGCGTCGTCCTCGATCTCGGGAATGGACGCCATGTCGGTGAGGTAGTCGATCTCGGTGGGCGCGTCGATGCCGCGCAGCGCGATCGACGCCAGCGGCTTGACCATCACGAGCGCAAACAGGCCCACATCGCCGACGCCGCCAATGGTGACGGACTCAACAGACCGCACGCCCGAGTCGCCGCGCTGTAGCGGAAGGAACGGGCCATTGTTCTCGTAGGCAGCGCCGGACTGCTGGCTGTGCAGGATCGTGCCGTTCACAAACTGCGTGGACATGGTGACCGACTGCGTTGTGCGTCCCGACACGCCGTCTTGGTTCGTGTAGCTCACGGTGAACGGCTGACCGCCCGTGTGGCCGGCCACCGTCACCGGCATCAGTTGCACGCCCCGGCCATCAGCATGCCGAGGCAGTGGGGTCGTGTTGTCCAGCGGTTGTGGATCCAGCACGGACTCGTCGATGAACCCGTAGAACCCGATGTAGTCCAGCAGGATCATCGGCAGTGGCGTAGCGGTGGCAGTGGCACTGTAGGCCAGCAGCTTGCGCAGGAACTTCTTGGCCCCCGATGCGTTCACGTTGCCGCCGTGGCGCAGACCACCGTCTGTAGACTGCTTCAACGGGGTGAACACTGCAGGCGTGCCGATGTAGTAGTTGGGCGCCGGGTTGCCAGGCGACATGCTCAGGTCAAACCACACGCCCGCCGCCGTGGTTTGCGTGGGCTGCTTGCGCCAGCTGGCGTACAGGTAGCGGCCCGCGTCCTGCGCGTCGGCCATCACCCGAGCATTTGCAAAGCCGCCCATACATCAGGTGGCAGTGATCGCCAGGTCTCCGATGCCAAACTGCGGCTGGATGTTCTGGTTGATGTCCAGATCCGCATTGAGCGTGCCGATGATGCCCTGCGAAATTGCGCCGCTTGCGGTGTCGACCACCACAAATGCCGTGGCCGTCTGTGTGGCCCCGCCGTCCGTGCGCTTGCCGAACTGGATCAGGGCTGCATTGTTGAACGTGCTTCCGTTGTCCGTCCAGGCAGTCGCCTTGGTCAGCGCAACCCGGGCATAGCCGGTATAGGTGCACTCGTTGGCGATGGGCGCGGCTTCATCCACTGCACCGGCCGCGTCTGTCACCAGGGCCAGGTATTGCGTGGCGCCGGCACGGTACGGCAGATCTGTGCCCTGCAAATGCGCTTTCAGCGTGGCGTTTTCGGTTGCGTTCGACATGGACATGATTGATCTCCTATTTACTTCCCTTGAGCGCCGCCGCGCGGCACTTGTGGTAGATCCCCGCGACTTCCACCAGCTTGGCTGTTGTCGCTCCGAATGAGTCGTCCTGCAGGGGCGCCAGCGGCGGGCAGTTCGCCACCACCAGGGGATCCGCTTTCGGTGCCTGCAAGGGCATCGTTGACGCCCCGCAGCCCGCCAAGAGAATGACGGCAATCAGCGTAGACAGTGTTCGTGCGAATTTCACGTTGGATCTCCTGGCGAATGGTCTGGTGCTTGATCTCGATACCTGCGATCGCCGTGGCCGCCGTGGCCAATGCGGCATCCACGGCTTCGGCCACCAGCGCCTGCTTTTCGGCCTGGCTGGCCTTTGCGCGGTCCTGGCCCATGTCGAACGCGGTCATGCCCACCCCGGCGATTGACACGCCCCAGGCAACCAGCAGACCAACAATCAGCCAGGGGTTAATCACGCGAAGGCCTCCATGGCTTCCTCGAAATGCTTGCGCCGATCCTCACGGCCGGCCATCGCGGGCCCGTTCACGGCCTTGGTGATGCGGTCGAACTCGTTGGCATCAGCCAGGCGGTTGCAGTTGTTCTCGTTCCAGTAACCGGCCGCCGACATGGCCGCGTGCTCAGGAATCAGCAGCAGGTCCGGGCGCGCCAGCAGCGGCTGTCCGGTGATCTGTGCGGCCTGGCGGTAGTTCGCCTTGCCCGTGGTCTGGAAGATCCCCCGACCGCGGTACAGCCAGCCATCGCCCGTTGCCTCTGGCCCGTTGCCGTTGCGGTTCGCATACACCCGGTTGGCCAGGGCCTTGGGGTTGCGCACCAGGGCGCGCGCCTCTTCGAGCGATTTCACGGTCGACGGGAACATCGCGCGGATCCGCTCAGGCGTGGTGTAGAACAACCCTTCTTCCAGGCGCGTGAAGTTGGCCGACTCGTGCATGCCCTGGGCCAGGAATGCGGCGATGCGCTCCCGCGTGGTGATGTCGAACCGTTCACAGGCGGCATCGAGCGGGCCGGCGAAGATCCGGGCCTGCGTTGGGTGCACGCCAGCGGCAACCAGGCGGGAGACTTCGATGTACTTAGCCATTGGCAGTGTCTTTCAAAACGGTGACGGGCGGGCCATCGGCCCAGCCGCGGGCGAATACCACTTTGGGCACCACCATCGCGCCCAGCAGGCAGACGGAAAAGAATGTCGGGTTGAAGTCGTGCGTCAGGGGAATGGACAGCCCCACGGCAGCAATCGTCCCCTCCATCAGCAGCACGAGGCGCACTTCGCGCCTGGTCGTAAGCTCACTGGTTTTGTTGGCGCGGCAGAACACCGCATAAAAGAGTGCCAGGCACAGCAATTCGTGCGCCAGGAACAGCAGCGCATTACTCATGTTTGTCGGCTCCGTTGGGTTGCCTGAAAAAACGCGCCATCGCAGTCTGTATCGCGTCGACCAGCGAGGCGAAGATGGTTTGCCATTTGTTGCCCATGGCGGCGCTGACAAAAGCCACTGGCGCGAGTAGCTCCAGCGCAGGAATGTCGTACATGGACTGGATCCATGCCGACAGCCCCCCGGTGATGATGACGGCCAGGAGCGTGCAGCGCACCAGCATCCAGGCGCCGGCAATGCGCGTGGTCTCGTGCGCGGCGGCCACCGCCCACAGGGACCCGGACAACGCGGCGAACACGATCAAGGCGAACGGGCCGGCCAGCGGGCCCAGCAGGGCGATCGAGAGCGCCGCAATGCTGAATGACGATGTGGATGTCGGTTCAGCCATTGGTCTTGCCCTTTTCGTCCGGTTCGACCTTGACCGTAGCGCCCAACAGGTTGCCGTCAGCATCGCGCTCGACAACAACCGACTTGTTCACGGCGCCCTGCTTTGCGTCGACGTTCACGTTGATGGTCATGGGCGCAGCTGAAGCGGGTGCCGGCGCCGGTTCGGCGGCCGGGGCAGGCGCGGGCGCGGGCGCTGGCTCAGGTGGCGGCATCTTTTCGATCTTCTCCGCGCGCTTGTTGGCCTCGGTGGCCAGCGCCTGGGCCTCGCCCACCTGGCGCACCAGGTCGTCGATTCTCTTGAGCAATGGGGCCAGCCGTTGATCGCTGACTTGCTGGATCTCCGCAGCGCGCACGGTGGCGTCCGCCGTGATCCGGGCGGTCTCGATCTTGGTGTCCGCGTCCCGATTGATCTGCAGGGTCTTGTCCATGGCCGTGCGCTGCGCGTTCGCTAGTTCCTTGGACAACCGGTCGATCTCGGTGGCGGCCTGCTCCTGAATCTGGCGCATTTGGCGCTCGACCTCGGGCGGCAGGCCCTGGCCAGCGGTTTCCGCCTCGGATTCCAGTTTGGCGGCTTTGGCGTTGAGCTCGCGCACTTTGGCGCGCTGTTCCTCCAGGGCCGTGATCGCCGTCTGCCGCTGAATCTCCATGGCCTCTGCCTGCTGCTCCATCTGCGTCTGGACCTGCTGCATTTCCTCGGGCGTCATTTCCTTGTTCGGATCCCGATCGCCAGTGAGCTTGCGCAGCTGCTCCGCAATCTCGTCCTTGTTGGGCAGGTCGGAGAACTCCATGGCGATCGTGAGCACCCGCAAGCTGACTTCGGGCGGGAGCCGGCTGGACATTTGGCTCAGCGACTCAAACATCACCTGGCGCAGGGTGCCCGAGTAATCCTGTTCTGCCACCACGAAGTCGGCCATGCTGTTGGTGATGTCGTTCAGGAAGCGAACAGACCCATCGGGCTGCAACTCGGGCTTGTTGATGATGACCCACTCGATCGCGCCTTTGGCGCCGGTCAGGCGGATCACCTTTTCCTCGCTGTAGAACTGCTCCGACAGGCTCAACTGCTTTTCGCCCTGGACCTGGACGGCGAAGCGCAGGTTGTCGAAGGGCTCTGTCGTGACCACGGACCCCTGCATCTGGCGGGCCTTGATCGCCTCGCCGGACACGGCATTGGTCTGCCGGCCCATGTTCTCCTGGCTGACGCCGGCCGACTTCTGGATCGACTGCGCCGCCAGGGTCATCATCTGGATCTGGCCGGTGGCCGCATCCGTGTCGCGGCGCAAGTCGAATTCCTTGCCGGCGTTCTTGACGATCACGCCATCAGGCCGGTCCGCCTCGTCGCGCGCCTCGTTCGGATCATCGACGGCGCCCTTGTCCATGATGATCTGGTTCGTGTTCAGCATGAACAGGGCCTTGCTAGCCCGCTTGTTCAGGTCCTGCTGCACATCACGCACGCGCCGGATCACCCCGTAGGGCATGCGATCGCGCCCGCGCAGGTAGCACCAGAAAGGCGTCAACGAAAACTTGTTGTGCCGGTAGATCGACGGGCCCATGCCCAGCATGTCGGTCTCGGTGAACACGGCAGTGTGCACGCGCATGATGATGCGGTCCACGATCGACCCGCCGACCGACCCAAGGGCCTCGCGCATCACCTGGTCGCGCTCGTCGAAGATGGCGCCCTTCAAGGGCCCGCTGGCAATCACCTTGGTTTTCACCGGCATGCGGTACTGCGCCTCGATCAGCTTCAACTGCCGGCGCTTCGCGTCAACCGTCACCCCGGTGCCACTGGCGTAGATCTGGCCGGACATGCGCACGTTGGCGATGTTCTCGGTGTTCCAGTTCTGTTCCTCCCAGCTGATGTCGGAGTTCTGCGTGGCCTCGCTCACGGCGCGCCGAATCTGGTCCTTGCGTTCCGGGAACATGAACAGGGCCACGTCCTCGTCCACCCAGCGCCAGCGGAACAGGTAGCGACCGTCCTCGAGGTCGAGCTCGTAGGCGCCCGAGTCATGCAGCACGCGGCGCCAGTCCTCGTACTTCGAGTACAGAATGTCCTTGGTCGGGTCATCGCGCGCGCCGTCATCGACCCAGCCCAGGCCGGACTTGATGGCATCACCGAAAGCCCGAGAGCGCACGAAAGCCGTGCGGTTCACGTCCGACACGTACTTGAGCACCTTGGTCTTGATGTCGGCCGCCTTCACATCGTCCTCGGTGCGCGGCAGCACCTTCCAGTCGACGCGCGAACGGCGCTCGGTGCCGATGATCCAGTCGGCCATGGGCGCGACTTCGTTGTACACCAGCGGCATCTGGCCGCGGCTGGTCACATCGGCCGCGTCCTCGGGATCCCATTGCAGGTTGTCGTAGAAGTCGGCATCCATCGCCATTTCGAGGCGGTTGGTCGACTGCTTCTCGCGCTCGTAGTAGAACCACTGCAGCAGCTGGCGGTGCACATCGCGCGCTTCCTTGCCGTCCAGGGGGTGCGCCGGCCTGGTGGCGACTTCATTGCGCGGCTTGGCCAGGTCCAGCGCATCGAAGAACTGGTCGCCTGGCGCGTTGTGATTCGAGGTAACGTCGAACTTGGCCATGCCGGTCAGTGGACGGTGGCCGGCGCGTACTCAGCGCCTTCGGATTCGAGCTTGATTTCCTCGGATGCGATGGTCTTGCCGTTCTCGCGCAGTTCCATGTGCCCAAACGTGGACTTGAGGTAAGACGGCATGGGCGCCGATGGCATGCGGATCAGGTCCGGCAGACCTTCCTCGATGATCGCGGCAATCTTGAGCCAGGTGTGGGCGCCCTCCATGCCCAGGGCTTCGGCGGCCTTCTTGGACTGCTCGACCAGGTAGCGGTCCTCGCCGTATTTCCACGCGGCAGACTCGCAGACAATGAACCAAGGCGCATTCTTGCGGTGCGCCGGCACCAGCACCATAGCGCGCTCGTCGTTCACCCAGGTCAGGATCTGGACGATTTCACCGAAATTGTGATGCGCATGCGCTTTGCGCAGATCGAGCGAAGCACCCATTGACACCCCCGAGAAAGTCCGGGAAGGTTGCCATGCTTGCCACGAGAATCAGACGGCCATCGGGCGCCCCCCGCGCCTGAATGGCTTGCCCTGGTCGCGGTCCAGGCCCCGGCCAGGCCGCATGGCATCCTCTGCCACCACGGCCATGAGGCCCCAGGCGTCGGAGCCGTGGCTTGCCCAATCGTGCTCAGGGCCCAGGCCGATGTCACGTTCCTCGTCCCACTTTTCGTGATACCAGCCCAGGGCTTCCATGCCCGGCGCCGTGGTGGCCTCGTTGACCCACACGGACGGGAACACCCGGCGCGCAGCGTTGATCCGGGCCATGGCGGCCCCCCTGCCCTGGTTTGGCACCACAGTGACGGTGTAGCCGGCCGCTTCCAGGGCTGACTGGTAGCTGACGTTGAACACTTTGTCATGCGTGGCGCCGTCATGGGGTAGCCATATCTCGGTGTTTTCCGGCTGGTAGCCGTGCTCCCGCATCCACTGCAAGTGGTAACCGACTTCCTGCCCCACGGCCTCGTGGTAGTGGTGCACCCGGATCTCGCGGCCGATGAACTGCGCGCCCCATAGCGTGAAGGCGTCCGAGTTGGAGCCGGTACCGCCGATGTCGGCAAACAGCCGGCGCTTCATGTTCGGGTCGATCGCCACCCGGGACAGCCGGCCCTCGCGCTTCATGGCGGAGATCTGCTTGGTGAAGTAGGCGCCCTTCACGGCCGTGGCGTAGCCGCCCTCCCACACATGGTCGTAGCTGTCGGGGTCGTTCTGCAGCCACCGCTGGCGCTGGCGCTCCAGGATGGCCGGGAAGCGGGGGTTGTCCCGCCAATTCATTTCCGCGCCCTTGTAGCGCGGGTCCTTGGTGAATCGGAAGCGGCGCTCAACCGGCGCGCTCTTGCGCTTGGGGTTCCACGTCACCCACAATTCG